AGGGGAAATGTCTCCTATGGTCGGGAATTTTATCGGATTTTCCAACGCAGCCATACAGGGTTTTGAGAATATAGGACGCCTGGCTTACGAGAACAAAGGGAATTTTGTCAAAGGTGCAGCTTCAATGTACGCCTTAGGCATGGCTTCTGCATTCTTAAATCACATGGCAATGGGTCTTGATGATGACGACAAGGATAAAGACTGGTACTCCAATGTAAATTCATATATAAAGCACAATTATTTTGTAGTCGGGTACGGGAAAGGGAGGTATATCTCAATCCCCCTCCTGCATGGGTTTAGGGCTTTTCACGGCATGGGCGTTTCGTCTTATGAGAATATGTTCCTGGACACAAGCGATAAAATTGGCTATGAAGATGCAGGGGGTAAGCAAATGTCGATAGATGCCTTGAACCTTGCTGTTGACATGGGTAGCCCGGTTAATCCGGTGGAATGGATTAATAAGGAGGATGTGGGGTTAATGACGATAATTAAGCCAATTGCCCCGATGGTGCTTACCCCGTGGCTGGATCTAGCCGAGAACAGAGATTTTGCAGATCGTAGTGTGCTTCGTGAACCATATACTAAAGGCTTGGAGGAGCAAACAGCAAACGCGGGGTTATTTAAAAGAGATGTCAATTTTGTTGCAAAATACTTTACCGACCAATGGTTTCAAATTAACGGAGGAAATCCGGAGACATACGCAAGATACCCATTAGAGGAAGGCGAGTTACAAAAGCCTCTTCCATGGTATGAGGATATTAACCCTTCCGGCGTTGAACATCTTGTAACCTATTATTTAGGGGGGAGAGGTCAATTTTTTAATAATGTAATGAAAACCGGCGCGGGGCTAGTAGAAGGCGCATCGGCAATGATTTCAGGAGAAGATAATCCGTTTGACGTTGTAGATAAAAACACCATCCCCATCGTAAGGCGATATAATAGACAGGCTTATGAATACGCCCCTTACGAGAGATTATCGCAACTACGAAAAGAAGTGGATGCCTATAACTACAACATAACCAATATGAGCCGGGAAAATGAGCGAGTTAATCGTAATCCCCGATACATGAGGCTTGAAGCCCTGTTAAAAGGATTGGATAAAAAGAGAACAAGATTTAAGCACCTAAGAGAAAAACCGGGAATTGAAGCATCGCCCCGCGAACTACAAAAAATAAGAGACGAAGAAACAGCCATGATAAAAGAATTTCTTAAAAAATACGATCGATGATAATAAACCCGGACAAAGTACCATTCTCGGCTATTAAAATGCAGCGGGAAGAGGCCGAACTCTTACAAAGAAGAGTTGACGAATTAACCTTTGAAGGCAAGACAGAAGAGCAGTCAGACAATATGCGTATTCTGGAAGAGTGCCGAATGTGGTGGGATAGTCTGTACGACTTTCGCAGGAGAAGGCGCAGGAATAGAGCTTACCACAGAGGGGCCCAATGGTCTGATAGAATAGAGGATCCCAAAAACCTAGGCACCTGGATAAGCGAGGATCAATATATCCGTGATCAGGGGAAAGTCCCATTGAAACAAAACATTATCCGGCAGATGATGAAGAACCTGGTTGGGCAGTACCGGGCCTCATCGAACAAGTCTATTGTATTGTCCCGCACAAAAGGGGGGCAGGAAGGGGCTCGTATGCTCTCCAATGCAATGATGCACGTTCAAGACCTTAACTACTTACAGGAACTTGACGCAAGAGCCTTGGAAGAGTTTGCCCTTTCGGGAGGCATTGTTCAAAAAGAACTTTACAAATATTTCAAAATCCGGGGCGAAGAGGACGTTAAAATAAAGATGCCTAATATGAACCGGGTTTTCTTTAATACCGACATTGAGGACGTTCGTGGAGAAGATTTTCGGATAGTAGGTGAGATTGTTGACGCTCCATTGGACGACATTATAGCCACTTTTGCCAAAACACCACAGGAGGAAGAGCGCATAAAGAAACTGTACTCCATGACTGACAAACAACAATTCCTCGATTATACCGGATTAGAATCAAGCCGGCTGGATAGCCTTAATTTTTACATGCCGGAAGATCCCTCGAAGGCGAGGCTAATAGAAGTGTGGCGATTAGAAAGCCGGTGGAGAACGCGGGTTCACGATTATGCAGATGGTTCACTGGAAGTGACAAACCTTTCCATGGAAGAAATTCAGGTGATAAACGACCAACGGGTAGCATTTGGAGAGGCCAATGGAGTGCCCCCGGAGAATATCCCTTTGGTTGACGGGGAGTCATTTAAAGAGCAATATTGGAAAGCCAAGTTCTTGACTCCACACGGACACACCCTTTGGGAAGGAGAGTCGCCGTTTGATCACGGGGAGCATCCGTTTACATTTGTGGTACACCCGCTGATTGACGGAGAGGTTTGGGGTTTTGTGGAAGACATTATTGATCAGCAAAGGTATATTAACCGCATGATCATATTACTTGACTTCATAATGAGTTCGTCAGCGAAAGGGGTTTTAATGGTCCCGGTGGATTCAATACCAGACCATTTGACCCCGGAAGACTTTGCTGAAGAGTGGAGGTCATTTGACGGGGTTATCACCTATAAGCCATCCCGGATGCACCAAAAAGTGCCTGAGCAAATTTCAAGTAACAGTACGGCTGTGGGACTAACCGATATGCTGAAATATCAAATGCAGTTTATCAACGATATTTCGGGTATTCATGGAGCCATACAGGGGAAAGAGGCCAAGTCAGGCACACCGTCCTCCCTTTACGCACAAGAGGCCGAACATTCCTCAACTAACACAAAAGACTTCTTTATGAGTTTTAACTTCTTTAGGCAAAAGAGAGACGAGAAGATATTGAAGCTGATATTACAGTATTACACCGAAGAGCGCTACTTTGCCATAGACAGCGATAGTGAGGACACAGCGCAATTGTTCGACCCTAAAAAGCTGGAAGGACACCTATACGACTTAAAGGTAGTTCAGGGGAACGACACGCCGGTTTTCCGGGAATTGCTGAATCAAAGTTTAATGAAGTTGGTTGAAATGCAGATGATAGATGCTGAAACGTATCTGGAACACAGCCCTATACCATATTCAAAAGCAATATTGGAAACCTTAAAAGAAAGAAAAGCAGAAATGCAACAAGGGCAAGTCCCTAATGGACAGGCTCCAATGCCGGGCGAGAACCCGGAATCTCAACAAATGATACAACAAGCTGTTGCGGGTACAAGATAATTATTGTATCTTTGTACTGTCTTTGTAAGTTATTCCGCTCTTTGGAAATACTTCAAAAAATAAGGCCGGGTTAGTCTCCGGCCTTTCTTTTTGCGCTCACGATTTAATCTTTTTCCCGGAGCCTTTTCTGCTTGACACTCCTGGTTTATACTTCACTACCTCCAATGAATGCTTGTAAATGCTTACGCAATTGATGTGCTTAGGCAAAAGTTTTTTGCGCTTCATATTCTCAACTTGGCTGGTTGCTACCGATATAGGTCGTCCGGAGGGTGTTCGGACAATGTAACGGTGCTTCCGATCAACAGCTGTCCTCATCCGGGCCAGTTTAATTTGCTGCTTAATCTTGTGGTTATCCATGAAGGTGCGAACATACTCCACAGCCTCGGCCCAAAACTCCCGTGGGGCCTCGATAACAAGTAGCTTAAAATAATCAAGTAAATCTTTCATAGTTATTATTTTTACACTGATGCTTCTGATTTAATGGTTCGTTTTTGTCTCTTTCTTGATTCGGCTGTGACGTAGCGCGGAAGATCCATCTCGAAGGACAGCCATACTCCACCAGCCGTTACAATAACATGGTCATCATGCTGCCCATCTTTAGCCCCATAACTTCCATTGGATTTTATTTCATAAGCGTCCATCTCGTGACAGGCCCGTATATCCCTTTCTATGTAATCAATCTCGCGCAACGCTGCATTCAGGGCATTTATAATCATTGGTTTTGTACTTTTATTGGTGTGGAAACCAAATTTCACAGGTAAGTCTTGATGAATTTTGTCGGGGTCGTTGCGAGCATATAGGTTAGTATAGTGATCAGCGATTTCGTCCAGCACCGTAAAGAAGTGATCCCCTTCGGAACTTTCCGCATCCTTGGTTAAGCTGTTCACCTCCACGGCCAAAAGTGCATTGTTATAGAATTGAGCCACTTGGGCTGCCTTCCACGCCCCTAAATCTTGGTCAATATGTCCATGCCACACAGCCACAACTTCCGGGACGCCACCATCCATCATCCAATATCTGTCAAACACCTTAATTACCGTGTAGTCGGATCCCTCGCTCCTACCTCCAATATCCATAAAAGCACAATATCGGTCAGTTATTTCCTCACTATCATCGGGCAGCTGCCAGATAAAGAGATTCCCTTTAGGCAATACTTCAAAGGAAACCTTTTTAAGCGCCTCCGGGCCGCGAGTGTTCGGAAATACATCTCCAATATAGATAGGAGCCTTACACGTTTTCTGGGCGTTAAGAACGTAATTAGGAGCAAACGTCCTTCGTCCGGTTGACTGAAACGCTTCCGTAGCCGTTGAGGGGTATTCTGACATCATTCGCCAGTCGCTGTACCCATAACCAACCTTTATGTAATTATACCAGTAAATGCCCTCTATCGTGGCGCCTAACTCCCAAAGGAAATATTCGTATTCCCCCCATGTTTTAATAAACTTATCGTAGTTCTCAACCTCTTTTTGATAGTTTTCTATCTCGAACCACGGGACAAAAAACGGCTGAAAAATAGAGTCTCCGGAGACAGCATTGAGCCATTGGTCATGAAAGAAGTTCCCAACCCCTTTTGCGGTACTCTCCAATACCACTAAGGTATAAGGCTCGTCCGGGACGGTCGCCTGTAAGGATTGAGCAAGGTCGGAAGCGGTTTTTTGCTGTGTATCTTTCCACAATCCAACCTCTGATTCGTGAAGCATTGCAAAGTCATAGGAACGCAGAGATTCCGGTTTTTGGGCTGACCCAATCCCGATAATGCACTTTCTATCCTCAATATATTTTGATTTTACAGAGCCGGCAAAAGGCTTGAATTTGATGTTATCAAGTTCCGGTGGATAATACTCCCCTAACCGGGTGTACATATTACGGATATTCCTTGACTGTTCTTCCACATCTGCAATAATGGCTGAATGCCATGATGTTCTATGGCGAAGTTGTATCCACGCCATATACATCTGAACTAAAGTGGACCCACCCCATTGTCTTGCTTTCAATAAAATAACACGAATAGGCTGGTTATTTACTCTCATTCTCTCCAATAGTACGATAAATCGTCTCTGTGGTGCATTGAGTCTAAATACATCTATTTGTTTTGTTATTTTGTACTGAATGTGTGCGGCTGTAATACACCAAAACTCAAAGTCATGGTCTAACCGGAGCGTGGCAAAGTGCTGTTCCACACTTTCGATGTTCTTTTGATTAGCCTCAGTCTTGACAGATTTTAGGAGTTTTGGAATGGAGTAAACGGCCGCAAGGTTTTTAATAAAATCATCATCAAACATGGTAATTGGAAGCAATACTTTCGTGTGCCCCAATACGCCCTCGTATTCCAACTTCTTGCGCGGCACTAAAGACCCCTCTCCTGTCATTTGATCATAGGGGCAATGCATTTTATCCAAGCGGAATTTGTTCTCCCGTATAATATTATTTATCTCCTTCATCGTTGGGCTCCCGTTTTCTTTTTACACATCTGAGTCACATAGATACTTATAGTTGTTGACGTTAAAAAGAACTCATCAGCCAACCTTTCGTAGAAATACGACTTCGGGAACAATCGTGCTTTCTCCCCTTCCTCTTGTATCATCCTCTCGTAGGCTTTAAATATTGCTTCTTTTTTTCGAGGAGCATTGCAGGTTTTTGGTCCTCTCTTAATGGTGTAGTGTGCCATAGTATCAAATTGAAGGTTTAACAAATATAGTAAAAAAACTTTTAATTATTACGGCTGCGCCTTTAATTATTAAGATTATATTTGATCTAAGCTGCATATATTTGAGCTTTAAAGCATTATGTATAGTTCACAACTATAAATTTTTTAATATGGCTGAAGATGAAGAAGTAATAAAGGAGCAAGGAGTACAACCTGTTCCACCACCAGCAGAGGCAGTCCCAGCAGAGAAAGTCCCAGTAGAGGAAACTCCGGCAGAGGATAACACCCCAGGGTGGAAGAAACGAGTGAAAGAGTATTTCAAGGACCGGGAGTTTCAGGACGATGACGAAATGAGCGTCGCTGCAGAGGAGATGATTGACGACCTAATGGATTACAAAAATAAAGGTCAGGAAGCAAGCGAACGATTGGTTGCTCTCATGGAATCAGAACCTTCGGTCGCTGATTTGATTGCCGACCTTATGGATGGAGCTTCTCTTCCGGAAGCATTGGCAAAGAACATTGACTTAGACGGGATAACTCCTATGGAGGATGACCCAGATTATGGCAAATGGGAAGAGGCCAAAAACAACCGAATGGAGCAGGTTCAGGCCCAAAAGCAATTTGACGAAGATCTTAATGGCAATAAGGTTGAATCCTCTAAGAATTTTCAGGCGTTCGCGGAAGAAAAGGATTTGGGTGAAGAAGAAACCACTGCCTTTTTGGATAAAGTGGACCAGTACCTGGATGACATTTACCGGGGAAAGGTTAGTAAAGAGTTTTTGGACGCTATGTTTAAAGCCACCGGGTACGATGAAGCATTGGTGCAAGCAAGGCAAGAAGCTTCTACTCAGGCCAAAAACGAAAAGGTTGAGGCGAAGAAAAAAGAATACAAAAAACCAAAGGGCGATGGATTACCGGAAGTTAGCGGAACCGGGACCCCGATAGAGAAACCCAGACGGGAAAAACCAGCCTTCTTATCCCGGCTGGAAAAGATTGAGGAAAAACACAAACGTAGAATTTAAACCAGAAACCGATGAAGATTACTAAGCTGATTACAGGCTTGCCGCTAATGGTTCTCACTATTGCAGTGATTGCGGTATCGTTTTTAGCGATGAACCTTTTATTTATGGGCGGAGCAGCCGCTCAATTAATGGCCACCACCGGAGGCGGTGTTGTTGAGGGAACTGTCACTACCGAAGCGGTAGAGGGCTCCCAGGAAGACCTTAATATGGCTGAGGTCGCCGATAAGATTACTAAAATGCAGCCTTCATCCACCCCTTTGGCGACTATTTTCATGCAGTACGCTAAAAAGGTTAAGGTAAAATCCCAGCGGACAGAATTTTATGCTGTGGACATTAAACCTTTTAGTGATAAGACGGCAGACGAATATGTGCTTGCCAATGTTGATTATGCAGCTATCACCGTGGCAGATGTTTCTATTTTTAACGTAGATGACACCGTGATGTTCCCAGATATTGAGGGAGGAGACGGGCAGCCTTTCGTTGGATGTATTTCTAAGAAAGACAATGCCTCAAGTGCAATCCACATTCAGGCAATGAATGGGGTTACAGGAGCTGACACTACAACGCCTAATTGCATTCCTGGCATTGTAACTGACTCGATTGCTGTACGCATGGGTCCGGCCAAGTCGGAACTTGATGCACAAACAGCCCCGTTTGCCGTAATGCCTGAAAAGGACTTCAATTACACTCAAAATTTCATGGCCCAGGTCGAAGAGTCTGTTTTCCAACGTGCGCATAAGCAGGAAGTGAATTGGGACTTTACCGATTATGAGGAGATGAATATTTATGACATGAAGGCCCGTATGGAAATGAGTTATATATGGGGTATCAGGTCACAATTTGTTGACAAGGAAGATGAAGAGCGCAAATTCACTTGCGGTGGTTTAGCGAGCTTTATGACCAAAACCATTAATTACGCCTTCTCTACCGGCATCACTAATGACATATGGGTTGACTGGACGCAGGAAATATTTGCTGACAACGCGGGTTCTGACACTCGATTCTTGTTTGCCGGTGATGACCTGTTGGCTACCATCAGTAAGATTGAAGGAGTTAATAAGCAGCTCGAAGCCAAGGAAACCGAAGTTAAGTGGGGCATAACCTTTAGTAAAGTGGAAACTAAATTTGGTACCCTTTTCATTAAGCGTCACCCCTTATTTGGGCTGGCCGGGCAAAGCAAAAATGGGATTGTTTTGGATGTGAACCATTTGGAAGAGCATGAGTATTTCCCATTGCAATTCACCACTTTAGAATTAAAAAAATCCGGACAACGGAATGCTAATGCAACTGTATTGCAGAAGGTCTCTACCGGTGTGCTTAGATACCCTGGAACCCACGCTATGATCATTGGAGAGTAGTTTCTTTTTTATATTAATTTTTAAAAGGGCGGGAATTAAAGCCCGCCCTTTTTTTTACGTACAACACAAAAAATACCGCGATGTTAAAGACTTATGAGTACCGTCAAGGAGACACAGCTCTCGTGACTTTAAAGGTTGGTCTCGACCTAAAATCAATCAAATTTACTGGTGGAACGAAGAAGCCCACAAAGAAACTTCCAACTTTCCGGACAGGAGAAAAAGCCTTGCAAGAGGCCATTGAGAGGTGCATTCAATACAAGAAAAAGAAGATTGTTTTGAAGAGTACCGAAAACTCTCAAAATTATGTGGCTCCGGATGGAGAGGTAAAGTATAAGGACACAACCAAAGAGATTAAGGAAATCCCCGACATCACCACTGTTCAGGAAGCTAAAGAGTACTTACTTGATAAGTACAACCTGAAAATTTCCGACTTACCTAATAAATCGGCGGTCCTGGACAAAGCATTTGAAAAATCAATTTCATTTTCTGACTTGACCTAATGGACAGAATCGCTATCATACAGCGAGTAAAAATTAAGATGGATGAGTTCACTCCTGTTAACGAGGATGTAACTCATCCGCTTGATAGTTACATCCAGCCCACACTGGATCAGGCGGCATTGGAGTTATTAAAGGATGCTCCATTGATAAAATTAGCCCCGGAAAATGTGGAGTTGTATGTAAAGGATGAGGAAGGAACTGAAATCGGGAGCATCCTCACCTACACGGATAAGGTGTATAGAATAGATTTTCCGGTAGCTGTATTAAGACCGGCAAGTATAAAGTTTCCGGACTGGTCCCGTGCCATCTACACATTCAAAGATCCGGCAAGTCCCGAGGCACAAATGCAAGGGTCGAGAGCCACAAGGGGAGGATTGGAGAAACCGGTAGTTGTTAGTGACCGGGGAACCATATCGAATGCAGGGAGGATGGTAGCGTATTGCTACACACATCCAGCATTAAAGAAAAATGATTCGGCAGAAACTTTTGTCCGTGAGCCACAAATAAAGGTCATCACAAAGAAAAAGGCCGAAGAGCTGGATGAGATGTTGGTAGAGCCATTGGTTTTATTGACCGCATCAAAGGTGCTTTCATCTGTTCAAGACCATGACGCAGCCAAAATTTTGTACGAACAGTACGCAAATAATATAATGTCATGAGAGAGGTTTATGCAGGAGATACACCGGACTTTCTTTTAAATATAAAAGATGAAACCGGGACTATTATTGATGTTACGGATTCAACTAAAGTTGAAAATGTAATTATCGTTGCATATTCCTTATTTGATCCTGGCAAAGTATTGGGGAGTTTTGCACTGGACCCGTTAGATTACCCTACCCATACCCAATTGACTACCCAAAACGGGTCCGTAAAATTAATCCTTCCTGCAGAGGGGACAGAAAAGTGCGTTAACGAGGAAGTGGTTGTTCAGATACGAACCATTTTTGTTGACAGCAGTTATCCGACGCCTGGACTAAAAATATTAACAGCAGCAGACGTTATTTGTAAAATCATAGCATATAAAGAGTAATGGCAGACGAGAGTATGTATATGGAGGTGTTTTCCGTTAAGTCAACATTGGGGACTATTGAATCAGGAAGTCGCCCCAATATTTATATTGCTCCAACGAATCAAAAAGTAATCAATATTAATCATGGTTCAGCTCCACTTCTCGAAATGGAGCATCAAACCATCATGGGCGTTCAGGTGATTGGTGCCAATGGAATTTCCGGAGATGGTTCTTTCGGCAATGCTGACACCCTGGACGGCTATCACGCTCATGCCTTCCCCCGCAAGGCAGAGAGTGCAATCATCGGAGGGCAGTGGGCATTCATCAGTAATGTCGGATTTAATACTCTCTCCCCAACTGCCCCTATTCACAATGCAGGAAAATCCATTTTTGAAGATCATGTAAGCATTGGTGGAGATATTGTATCTATGTCAGGCTTCGCTTCAGGATTTGCCGGATATGGAACCAGATTAGACGGGGCAACAAATCACCTCACTCTCGATAATCTTACTGTAAGGAAGTCCATGCGGGTTTATGAGCTAATTGTGAACTCTATTCGTGGAACCAATGGGAGTTTGTGGGTTTCTGATACCGCAGAAATTGAGACGGTAGAAGAGAATGTCACGGGGTTTAAATGTTTCATAGACGATGCCGGCGGAGACAAGTTCGTCCCTTTTGTTGTTGGTGATATTATAAGGCATCAAAAGTGGACCGGCAATGGAGTCCGCTATTATGCCGGCAAGATTACGGAAGTAGGGAGCAATTATTTTGTTATTGCCAAAGCAGGGAAGGATGGGTTTGATAATCCGAAGGCCGATGATACAGTGGTCCGGTTTGGAAATATTAATGCAGATTCAGGGAGGCAGGGGGCTTTATACCTAACCTCTTCGGATGATTACTCTCCTTATTTGGATGTCATTGATGAGGTGGATGGTTACGACCTTACCGACAAAGTAAAAGTTAGGTTAGGGCGATTGGATGGCCTTTCCTTTAATGGGACTACGCTATCCGGATATGGGCTTTATGGGCAAAGAGTATTCCTTACAGGGGCTATTAAAAATATAGATGATAAATGGGCTTTAAATGAGGACGGGAGCGGATCACTGGCTCAAGGGGCAATAACATGGAATGAAGCCGGGGTAATGGCTATTGGAGGCAAAGATTCAAACGAATTAACTGACGAGGCCTATGTTAGCGCGGAATTTGAGACATTTAGAACAGCCGTTCTTTTACCAGAAATAGACACGGTCAAAGCCCAGGTGGACAACCAAATAAACACCTATTACCAGGCAACTCCACCGCACGCTGAATACTCAGCAGTAACCGAATCACAGATTTCAAGTTATCGTCTTGATGTTGTCCAGGGAGATATGTGGCACAACCCTGTTGCCCACTTATCATATATCTACACGAAAGTAGATAATGGAGATGAGACGTTTAGATTTTACTGGCAAGAAGCGACTATACCGTTAGAGGTTTTTGATAAGGAAGATGGGCGGAGTGCTATTTTCGTATCAAAACAAGAACTAATTGATAGTGGTTATAGGAGAAATGATCTATGGGTAGTAGAGGAGGATGATGCACACTTCGGTTCCGAAAAGGGGACTATACTTATTTCTCTTGTTTCAAGGCTAAAGAATAGTTACAATAACTCAGACTGGATAGCGAACTTAAAATACACGGACGATACTGAGGCACACAAGAAGTCAACATCTTACAAATACGGCACTGACCCCTCTCTCCTTTGGGGTGAAGAGTTTAATGAAATGCACCTTAATGATAAGTGGACGACTTACGCCACATGGGACGAAGATAATACTGTTACCCGGTGGGATGAAGGTGATCCTTCAATGCCTACCGATGCAATATCAACGGAGTTTATTTGGGGTGAACCCACACCAGGGAATTATGGATGGATATTAAACCAAACAATAATTGACGGAGGAAACATACGGGCCAAGTCCCTAACCGTTAATGAGATTAATGTTAAAGGTCTTTTTACCGTAGAAGATATATACGCCACTAAATTCCATCTGGAAGAGGGAACGATAGGGGGATTTGATGTGGCTTCTGTTCTTAGAAGTGAAAACGACGACGGTCAGAGCATTTTAATTGATCCTAAAGAGCGACTCATAACCATTGAGGACAAAGCAGAAGGTGCCGGAATATCAGCTGTCAGAATGAGAGGGGGCCCACTTACCCCAAAAGCTCAAATTGACGGGCAAGGGGGAGTAACCTTTGAGACAAGTGTAATATCCTCTCCTTATGATATTGTTCAAAATAGCAACGAGCTAAGATCGGGATATTCAGAAACTCTGTATTTCGGGAAAACCCCCACGTTAGAGCAGGGATTGGTTTCCGCAACCGAACCGACAGGAGAAGAGAGATACAGTCTTCTAGAGGACAAAAACTATGCAGCAGACTTCCGATTTTTGTTTTCAATTCATTATGATGGAGATTACAGAAATGGTAAACTTGATAAGCTGCATGGCCATTTACTCGTTACTGTTACCTCTACATTGATAGGGATAAGATCGGACAGCTCAAGAGTAACACTGGTTGAAGCACGTTCACAGGTTGTTGAAATTGATCGAGACGATTCGAGGTCTGTTACAACCCACCCAGTAACAAGAAAGGTCAACTTTTCAAATACTGATTGTGTTGCAGCATTCTGGGAAGTAGGGTTGGAACTTCTCGGCGATCTGACTTATCAGCAATACACTTCTCAGTTCTTAGGTCACTACTGGATGACTTCTGAGAGCATGGATATTGACTTTGAGGTTGCAGTCGGGAAGGCCCATTCGTTTTACCCATCGCTTGGAGTAACAGAGATGACAACAAGCGGATTTCAGACTATATGGGCGCCAACTAGATACTTCCGAATTGACGGAGAGGCGGGCGGTACAGATGACATTTTCATTCACTCTTCCGGGAAGTGGGTTCATGACGGCATTTTTGAGCTAAACGGGGCCGAGATTGTTACCTTGGACAATGTGAGTTCAGCAATAGAAAGCGACCTTTCATCATACGCGACAGAGCAATATGTTCTGAATGGTTTTATTCCAATTGCAGCCGCAAGCAACTTCGCCAAACTTAGCGAGAATAACATTTTTCGTGGAAATATCACCATTGAGGGTGATATAATCCAAAACGGGGATGCGTATGAAACCCACGCTGAACAGGTTTATACAAAGGATGATTTTATCATCATGCGGGATGGTGCTGTGTCAGGGCTTGGAACAGGATTGTCCGGGTTTAAAATCCTTTTAGCTGATGGAACGAACAATGTGATATTAGCTGCCGGGAATGATGCAGTTGCCCGTGTTGGATGGGAAAGTGGATCGTTACAGGCTATTGCAACGAGGGAGGATTTGCCTGTTTCAAACGGACACGCCTATTGGGATAGTGCTACCAATATGTTTAAGACAAAACATCTTACTTACAACGATGTTAATTTCAATTCTGTTGCACAAGTTGGTGATGTAAGTGATTCCACGTTATTTGATGCAGGTGTTCATCTCTCATCTGCTGGAGGCAATAATCCTACATATCCATACGGTTATGGAACACTTGCGACATTTAAAGTCTCGGATATCAGAATGTTTCAATATTATCACGCACATGCAGATAATAGATTGTATCATAGGTTTTTAAACGGCCAAATGCCAGCAACTTGGAGCCAGATTTATGACGATGAATATCACCCACAAGCCGACAATTCAGATAGATTAGGTACTGTGCTGGCTGCCAATTATTTACGTTCTGACATTAACGATTTTACATCCGGATGGTTAGCAATTAATAAAGGAACAGCACCTACCGCACCACTTGATGTGAATGGGGACGGTTTATTTTCAGGGGATGTATCTATGCAAGCCCTTGC